TTTGAAAAATATCAAATACAAATATTATTGGTGCTAAGAATCCTTTAATTGCTGCACCTATCAAGCTAAATACACCGCCTATTACTTTAAGTATTGGCGATAGTGCTGCAAATACTCCCATAAATGCTTCTCCTAATGGCAATAATGCTGTCATCAATTGACCTTTCATTGCTGCCATTCCTGCAGCCATCTTTTCACTAGACTGCTGTGCTGCTAATTTAGTTTGTAACTCTTCGGAAGACATGTCTGCCATTTGGGCTGCACTCAAACCTAACGCATTCATTGATGCTAATTCATCATTAGTTAAATCGCCCATCTTAGATTTAATTGTTAATGATTTCTGCAATTCATCAACGTCCATACCAGTTGCTTCTGCTAACTTTTTACGTTCTAGAACATCCATTTTATTGAAATCATGTATAGAACCAACTTCCTCTAGGACCGCAGCTGTTGCACCTGCTATATCACCTTCTAATGCTAATTGTCTAGCAAGATCAAAGTTCATATTTTTACCGGTCATGGCTTGTAATTCAAATTGAGCTGATATAGAACTTTCAAAGTCTAATAAGCTATCGGACACCTTTGCCATGGTAGCTAAACTAACTCCCATCTTCGCGGCTTCAATTGCTGCCTTTTTCAATGCCTTAACATTTCCTCCAAAGTATTTTGCAGTTGATTTAGAATTTTCTGCTATATCTGCTGTAACCGCTCCTACATTAACTCCGGCTTTCATAGCCTCGGCTGCTAAATCTCGTTGTGTATCTGCAGCTTCTGCAGCAGTCACTCCCATTGCCATAAAGGCTGAATTTACTTTACCTGCTTGTTGTGCACTATATCCAAATGATTTTCCTATCTCAGAAACCTGTGCTGCTTGGTCTGTTGTTAGCATAGCCATTGTACCAAATGCAGCTGACGATTCTTGTTGGACTGCTAATATATCCTCGGCCATTGATAATTGATTGCCCATTGCACCTGCTGCCTGCTTTGCTTGCAGTATTAACTGCTTGCTTTGTCCAACGGTGGTACCCATTGTTTCTGATAACTTTCTTGCTTCTTTTTCATGATCACCAGCTAAACCTATCAATGCCTTTAATGCTAAAGCTGCTGCTGCTATTCCTGCTATTACCAATACCATCGGGTTAAGTGCTACAACGGCATTAAAAGCGGCCATACCGGCTTTAAGTGCTTGAAGTGGAGACGCTCCGGCTGCTAATGATTTACCCATTGCAGATATACCATTTACCAATCCACCCTGTATTTGTTCTCCTATCTTATCAAACCCAAATTGCTTTTTAATAAAGTCTCCTCCCGGTATGGAACTAAAGAAACTATCAATCCTTCCTTGTAATTGATCTGCTTGTTCTCCGGCCATTTGTAATCCAAGAGCTAATTCTGGTGATTTGGATTCAATAATTGATAAATTCTTTATCTGGGCTTTTTGGCTCTTTAAACCACTCATCATAATTTTAGATTGGCTAGCTGATAAATTACCTAGTTCTTTTTGTGCCTTTACTTGCGCAATTTTTGTATTTAAATCATCAATTGCTAATGTTTTTTGTAATTTACGAGATCCCTCTGCTCTTTTATTAAGAGAGCCTAACATAGATAAAGGCTTTAACATCTGTTTAGATAGGTCTAAAATGTCACCTTCTAGTTTAGATAATTCTTCTTTTGATTTTACTAATGATTCAGCCTCCTTTGTTTGTGACTTTGTTTCTGCAGTCGACTGTCTTAATGTTACTAAATGGTTTGTAGCATTTTGAATCTGGGCTTTTGACATTTTATTCATGTCAGCCAACATCGAAGTCATCTCACCAGCTGCTATAGTGCCTTGCTTAAAGAGAGCATTTATCGCCTCTTGAAGTTTAACTTGTTCTTTGGAAGGTCCTTTAGCCATTATCTATTCTCCTAATCTTTGCATTGAGGATGGTCTGGATTACGGTCACATATACTTTTAACCATATCTTGTATACGTTCATGATGGTATTTCAGATCCGAAAATGCTGATTGAAGATCTTTATCATGCTTCGCTGCTTTAACAGCCTTCTTCATTGCCTTCTTTGCTTTCCCGCCGAACACTAATCTAATTAATGCATTGCCAAGAAAGCCTTCATTCAATGCCTTCTCAATCTCATTGATTTGAAGGAGTTGTTTGCTCTCGAGCGATTCTTTTGCCATATTGGTATTCCCTTTTAAATAAATATCAACAATGCTATGTTTTATATGAATTATCTACCTCTTGAAGGCCTCGAAGAGTTAGATCGTGCTTTTTGTTTTCTCATAGCAGTTTCATGATCCTTCTTTTGGTCACTAAACATCTTAGACATCTTCCTAATATAGAATGTACGTAGATATACAGGCATATGGTACACATCTTGATAAGTGAACCCTCCTTGACTATGATATACTAAATCAAAAATTTGTTCTTGTTTACCTACTTTATAGGCTGCTGTCAGGCCAAAAAAAGTCCAATCCGATGCTAATTGAAGCGCGAAAGGTATCGCCGGAATCTCCATCCGGCACATCAACAGTTAAATCAACTTCTGGTGTTATTTTTTTAAGGAATGTTCTAATTGCTCTAGAATCAATTGCTAACAATTTAGTATCTACAAATTTTCTAACTTTTGCGTTATCAGATTCGCCATCAACATCTACAATAACATATTTCATCATTGTTGATACTTGAGGATTCTTTTTAAGTTTAGCCAAACCTTTTAGTTCAGCATCCATTTTAGATTGATCCCTCTGAGTCAATAATTTTACTTTAACAGGTATATTTGCGGCCGGTAAATCTATTGTAAATTCATTGACACCTTTTTTAATAAGATCCCAATCAATATTTTTATCTCCTAACTTAGTAAGATCTACAATATGTTCAATTTTTTCTCCTGATGGGCTAGTTGCATTAATAGAATAATCTTTACCATATCCTAATACTCTAGCAGCAATCATAATCGCATTTTTATCACATAATAAAAGATCATTATACTCACAAGGAGTAACAATTAATGCTTTAAATAATTTATCTAATACTACGCCGTTTTGAATGAATGATTGATTTGTAAGTATATCTTCTTCTCTAGCAGTCATATACTTCATTTCAATGGTTCCTTTGGATAAAGGATGACCTGTTGGGTATAATTCTCCTCTACTTGGTAGATCTATAATCTCTGTTGCGAAATCATATACATGTGTCTCATCAACCACATCTGTTTGATATTTTGCAGTTGCAATATCCTTTAATTGTTTATCTGACATTATAGGTGCTTTACCTGGATAATCGTCGTTAACTTGTTTTGTCATAATTGTCTCCTAATAACTTATTACTTTTATATAAATATGCCTTAAGTGTAAAAAATCCCACCGCTAGGTAGGATTCTTTAATGCTTTAGAAGTATTTAATTAGAATTGTAACACTGCATAATCATATTTCAATGTCAACTCAATTTGTAACGGGTCTTCTGTCGCCCAATCCAAATCTCCAAATGTTGCAGAAGAAATAAATGCACCTTTCAATGTCCACTCTTCAACTTTATCACCTACCGGTCCTAAAGTATTAAATGTTAGGTCCTTTTTGTAAAAGTCACTATATCCATCTCTACCTGTTACTGATTCATGATGTAATCTTACCCATTCCATAACAGCTTGTGCTCCTGATGGGACAACTGGGTCATATAATGTTACTGTTACATCTTGCCATCTAGACTTACCTTTCAACTTTCTTTCGACGTTGATGTGGTCTAGTATAACTTCACCTTGATCAATTGATGGTCTACTAGCTGCCTTAATAAGGTAACTAGGTATTCCTTCAATATACATGATGAACCTATTGGCCATCTTCGGCTCATATGCCGTATAAAATATTTCTGTTGGGTCAAGTAATTCTGCCATCTTTTTCTTCCTCTTTTATATAAATATCAGGTTTTCCTATTTTCTATTCCGGAAAAGCTGCTCCTGTTGGTAAAATATTGAAATCAATTACAATGAATTCAGCTGCCTTAGCTGGTTGAAGGAATATTTGTCCTACCATTGTATTTCTATCTATTACATCAGGTGTATTATTAGACTCATCCATTACTACTTTAAATGCATACAATCCTTGTCTTTGTTGTACATTTTCAAAATATGGATTAACGATACTTAAGAATCTGTTTCTAGTTGCTGCTGTATTATTTTCAAATA